CGTCGCTGCCGTCGGACGTGTCGGTGAAGTTCCACGAGCCGATCGCGCCGACCGGGGTCACCACGGTCGGCGGCGGGTGCAGCTTCTCCCAGTAGGCCGCGGCGATGAGCGGATCGAGAATGCCCTTCTCGTCCATGATCTTGCGAACCTCGTCGAGGCCCGGCTGCATGTAGCCTTCGCTGCGGAGCTTCGCGAACCCGGCCTCGACCTGCCCGTCGAGCGCGCGCAACTTGTCGTTCCGCTCACGCTCGGCCTTCTCGTCCTCTCGCGCCTTGCGCTCCGCGGCGAGCTCCTTGCGCAGCTCGTCGATCGGCTCCTGCACGGCGCGCTGCGAGTCGAGCTCGGGGGTCACGTAGTTGGGGTCGTGCTCCTTGACGGCTTCCTGGAGCTTGAGCTTGGCCTTCGGGTTCTTCATCATCGCGTTGACGAGCGTCGTCAACCTGCGCGATGCAACCAGCTCGTCCTCGTCGACCTCGACCTTGGGCACTTACTTCGCGCCCCCGACGTTCGAGCCGGCGTTCGGCACGTGGCTCAGGCCCATCGACTCGGACTTCATCTGCGCCGGCAGATGCGACTTGCGGCCGCCGATATCGATCTGCTCCATGTCGACGCGCACGATCTGAGCGTCGCTGGTCGGGATCGACTTGGCGTTGTTCTGGAAGATGTTCGTCATGGTCTCTCTCCTCAGTAGCCGTGGCCGCGGCGCATCGGCGCCAGGTTGCGCACGTCGCCCCAGCCGTGACGGGGGTAGTTCGACGCGGCGACGAGCCGCTGCTGGTCGGGGGTCTGGATGGTGCGCACCGCGAACGGTGCGTTGCCGGCGGGAGCGGCCGCGATCCCGTAGTCGGACGGGCCGGCCGCATCGGGCAGCATCTCGGTCTTGTCCTGATGAATGTTCATGCGGCCATACCCGGGGGTTTCTGCTGCTGGGCGCCGCCCGGAGGCTGCTGCCGCAGCGCCTGCATCTGCTGGCTCTGCTGGGCGTTCTGCAACGCCAGGTTCTCGACGTGGTTCTTGGTCCCCGCCGGTGAAGCACTGCCCGGCGGCACGAGCTTCGTGAGCTTCTGAAGCACGTCGACGATGATCTTGCCGTTCGGTGATGTGCTCCCCAGCATCGGCACCAGCTTCTCGATCTGCTGGACGATGACCGCCAGGCTCTGCATCGCGGCCGCCTCGTAGCCGCGGTTCGGCACGGCCGTCGTGGCGCCGCCGGTCTGACCGAACGGTGCTTGGCCCTGGCCCCCCGGGGCTTGGCCGCCGGGGGGTGCAGGGGTTTGAGGAGTCATTCCTTCGGGCACTGACGAAGTGCCTTACTTCCGACCGTGACGCCGGCCGCGCCGATGCTTGACGGGCATGGGGTGCTTCTCCAGTTCGTCGACCCATCGGGTGACGGGTTGGCCGCCCGAGGGCAGCCGATTGCGACGCTCTGGAAAATCCCTTGTTTTTTCAATCGGCGCCAGCTACGGTCCTGCGCGCAACTAGGCGTTCTTAGGCGCAGATAGGCACAGATGAGCGGGTTGGACGTCTCCGACAAGGAGTTCCTCACCGTGAAGGAGGCCGCCCGATATCTTCGGGTGTCCGTTTGCACGGTCTACCGATTGTGCCAGATCCCGGCACGCAAGGGCGGGCCGCCCCTCCATCGGATCCCCGGCATCCCCAAGAAGAACACCCGCAAGCCCGGCACATCCTGCCGCATCCGCATCCCCACCCAGGACTTCATCCGGTGGGCCAAACAAGGAAACAACGAACGTGCATAGCCTCTCGGTTATCGTCGGCCCCGCGATCTGGACCCTGATGTTCAGGACGGAGGAGAAGGCAGGCGCATCCTACCATTTTCTGACGAATGACGCGGACTCGTCGACACGAGTGAACGTCTCCGACGATTTCGGCCAGACGGTATCACTCCGACGCGACTCGATTCACGGCCTCCTCCTCGAGGACCTCGATGTGAGCAAGGAAGCGGTGATCGAGCGCATGATCCACAACGCCAAGGTCCAGGCCGAGGCACAGGCGAAGGCGTCGCGGGACAGCAGCCTGCGGCACGCCGCGCACGGGCCGGCGGTGCTGTCGCCTGGGATGATGCCGAGGTTCTCATGAAACGCCGAGACCTGCTCAAACTGCTCGGACTCGGCGCGGCTACCGCGGTTGTGAAACCGGATGCCGCGCTGCCCGCAGCATCCGAGACGACCGTCGAATCCATTCCGCTGAGAGCGGGAGGAATGCGATACGTAGGCTACGGCGGTGGATTCACCGCTCCGTTTGTTGAAACCTACGAGGATTTCGTTCGCGAGGCACTTCTGAAATACCCACCGGGGCGCTCCCTTCGCCCGCCTTGCGACGACGAGGAGTCAATGTTTGCCGCCACCCCCTAGCTGCTTCGCCAGCACCTTCTCAGCCGCCTCGGGGAACTTCTGCAGGAGCATCTGCATCTCCTGCGCCTTGTTCTTCTCGCGCTCGCGTAGCGCGATCTTGGCGGCTTCCTTGTTGGGGATGGGCAGGTTGTCGATCACATACTCGCCGGTGACGTCGCCGGTGCGGCGCAGGGCGAAGATCATTTGCTGGTTTTCGTCGGCGAAGATCGGGGACGACGAATGCGAGTCGACCCCGACCCGCCAATCGTCGGGCAAATCGGTGAGCGCAAAGCTCGTCTCCTCGACGTCCTCCAGGGTCTCGGCTTTCGTCCAATAGCGCTTGTCCTCCTTGGCTTCCTTGATGCACAGGGTCTTGTCGGCGGCGACCGCGCACTGCCGCTCGACCAGGAGCGAGCGATCGCGCGTCGACGGCGAGCCGGTCTTGAGCAGGGTGTTGGCGTGCACCCCGGCCCGCACGCCCGAGTCGCCCTGCCCCTGCATGATCGGCGGGAAGCCGCCGAGGATCTTGATCGTCTCGATGAGCCACTTGATCATCGGCAGCAGCTCAGGTGGGAACTTGGGGGTGAGGTCCTCGACGCTCGCGCCCTGCGAGAGGTTCATGTAGCCGCTGCGGCGGAAGTCGTCGTACTTCTCGTCGGTGATGCCGTTCTCGCCGATGAACGCGATGATCTTGTCGATCTGCAGGCCCATGAGGCGCCGCGCATCGTCGCACCATTGCGACAGCAGGCCCTGCGGCTCGATCAGGTCGACCAGATCGCTGCGCCCCCAGAACCACCCGGCCGTCTGGTTCGGCTGGATCAGCGAATAGGGGTGCATCTGGCTGTCCTTGATGAACAGGTTCTGCTTCTTGAACTTGGGCGCCAGAAGAAGCTGGTCCTCGATCACCTGGATGGTCGTGTAGTCGTTCTCGTCCTTGACCCACAGCTCGTGCATCTGCACGGTCGGCGCCGCCACGACCGGCCCCATGATCGGGTAGTTCGGATCGCCCGACAGCGAAACGATCCCACCCGGCTGCGGCGTCAAGGCGCCCGAAAGCCCGGTGTTGAGCTGGCTGGTCGAGAGCAGCTGGTGGAAGAAGCTCAAGGGGTTGGCCTGCGCCTCGCCGGTCCTGGCGTGCACCATGATCTTCTCGTGCAGCTTCCTGGCGTTCGGCATGTGGTAGATGCGCTGCCACACCTCCGGGCCGGTCAGCGTCACCGTCTCGCACAAGCACTCCTGGGCGTCGAGCTCGCACAGGTCCTCGCGGTAGACGCCGAAGCTCCATGGCGGCACGAGCTTCGCATGCACGGTGAGCTTGCGGGCGTCCTCGGATCCGCTCTCCTCCGGCCATTGCTTGAGGATACCGCACCCGAGCTTGAGGGATTCGAACACGCCCTGCCCGAACAGCATGTCGGTCGACGTGCGCTCCCACGCGCGCGTGAGCGTGTTGCCCACCACGCGGCCGCGCTCGACGATGTTCTTGGGGTACTCGTGCTCGAAGTCGACGATGAATTTGAGTTCGACCGGCGAGAAGATGTGCGCCGCCGTGTCGGTCAGGTGCTTCTGCATCATGTTGAGCAGGGACTTCGAGCCGTCGTACCGACCGGTCTCGGCGATCGTGCTCATCAGGCGGTAGTAGGTCGAGCGCGCCCCCACGCTCACGCGGCACTTCTCGATCAGGTCCTGAGCGAGCGCCAGGATGTCGCGCTCGTCGGACGGGACTGGGATCACGCACGCCTCCTGTACCCGGGCTGCATCACCTCGACGGCCGGGTTATCGCCGACCGCCGTGTAATTGGTGACCTTCCCGTGATGCTCGCGCAGCGCCGACTGGAAGTGGGCGCCGGCGTTGGGGTAGGGGCCGGACTGCACCATCGGGGATGCGGCCGCGCCCTGCGCGTTGGCGCCGAAGCCCGTGGGCAGTCCGCGCGCCTCCATCTCGGCCATCCGCTGGCTGACCGGGTTGGCGGGCAGGGTGAGCGGCTCCGCGCCCTTGCCGGTCTGCATGTTGGTGATCTTGAGCCCCGCCATGTCGGAGGCGTCGCAGCCGGCCGCCTCCGCGGCGAGCCGCACGCGCTCCTCGCTCCCGGCCTCGACCTGGCGGTAGAGGGTGTCCTCGTTCTTGGCGCGCGGGGAGAGGAACGCCGGAAGCTGAATCTCGTCCCGCTCGGGCACCGAGGTGTCGTAGCCGCACAGCGGACAGGAATCGAGGATGGCGCCGCCAGGCATGGGAAATAGGCCGCGGCAATCCGGGCAACGGTAACGCATCCTAATACCTCCTAGCGCCCGACCGCCAGTTCCGCGCGGCCTGCGCCTGCTGCCGCCGGACCGTCTGCTTCCGCGCCATGAAATCAGACATCATCGACTGTTGAAAGAGGTAAACCTGATCGGTGATGCTCAGGCGCTTCTTGGCGGCCTCGGCCTCCCGCGTGCGCCGGCCCGAAATCAGGGCCTGGCGAATTGCATTTTTCCAATAATAGCATGACAGCCCGAGGCTGAACACCCGGTCATCGTGCATGCTACCCTGAGCACCGATCGAATCGCCGTCCCGCGACACGTTCTTCATCTCCTCAATCGCGGAGAGCGAGCGCACGCGAAGGAGCCCGTTGGAGACGAAGTTACGCAAGTCCTCCATCAACGGGACCTTGTTCTGCACTTGAGTCTTCCAATGAAAATTATGCCCGGGGCCGAACGAATCAGGCCGCGAATAGACGAAAGTGCGCACGTTCGCAAATATGTTCTGCAACCCCTTCTCGGCTACCTCGGCACGCCGATACCCAGCGTCGATACGCTGTCGCAACGTGCGCAATTCAGTGTAGACCGAAGTACCAGGGCCGTTCAGCTCTAGAATGTAGCGAATCTCGGACCCCTCCGACGCATACCACCCCATGGTGGCAGCAATCACCCAAGCATACTGCTGGGTAGTAATCAAGGGCCAATTGTACTCGGCTACTTGATCTATACCGTCTGCAAAGCAACGCAACACTTGAAAGCTTGACGAGTCGTTTTTGTCATTCTCGCCATAGGCGGTATCTATACCCATGACATAAACGGCACCGCGTTCTGGAGGCTCCCACACCTTTAACTCTACGCTCTTATGATTGCCGGCGTGAGCAACTATGAGACTATCGAACTCATCGGCGATGTTAAATACGTACCCCGTCCATTTGTGCGAGACGTTGTTGTTGGTCTGCTCGGTGAGTCGAGGTGCACTAAAGAAGATCGATCCAGTTTGCTGAAACGCTTCATCCTCAGTCCACGGCTGCTCTTGAATGCGAAGCGGATTACCCTCGTAATCGATGTCGTCGACTCCAGTAGACTGGAGCGACGGATCCATGTGCTTCCTGATCCAAGAAAGTTGCTCGATCGTTATATCGTGATTGTACTTTTCCTTGACAGCCCTAATCTTTTCCAACTCGCGCTCAGACACATCATAAACGCCGTACTTCTGAAAATCCCGATCTGTCTTGGCGATCGCCTGAGACTGCTTGCACCACCACCCAAGAAATATGCAGCAATTGTGATCCGGGTCGAGCCGCGCATCATCCCACATCTGCTTCCACCGATTTGGTCCGCGAGCGGTGGACTCGTAGATGTAGAGCCGGTTCTCATGCACCTCCGAAAGCGAATTGCGAAATGCTTCCAATCCCTCGTCGTTATCGTAGGAACAGAGCTCCGACAGGTGGGCGATCGTGATGCCGACCGAGCGGCCGAGGGTGCCGCTGCCCTTGGTCTTCTTCACGCCGGCCGACATGAACAGAAGCTTCGAGTCGTTCGCCAGCGTGGTGCCGAGGCGCACGTTGTCGCGCTTGATCGCCGGGAAGCCGAGAGTCGGCGGCAGGTCGCCGATCATCGTCACCATCTCGGCGTGGGCTTCAGCCTTGTTCGGGTCGGTGTCGAAGACGATCGCGCCCTTGAGGCCGTGGTGAACGCCGAGAAGGAAGATGACGAGCGCCCGGATGATGGTGGAGATGCCGAGCTGCCGAGATTTCAGAATCCAGATGTTGCGGATGTCGGCCTCGAGCGCGTCGAAAATCTGCGTGATGACGCG